TGGCGGAAGCGTTAATAATTCTGTAAAAGAGAAAGTATCCTCTGCAGTAAAAGAACAAATAAAAGAAAAACTCACTATTATGGACGATGATATAGATATTGGCGTTTTTGAAAATTAATATCCTTAGAAATTTTAGTGCTTTATTTTTCCTGATAATAGAAAATGTAAAATAAAATGAAAAATAAAAATGAAACCACAATATATCAAATCATTTTTCATGATTATCATTTTATTCATTACAATTATATTCTTTTCGTTAAAACTATTTATTTTTTATCATAAACATAACTAGTGATGAGCTTACAACTAAAGAAGTTTAATATGAACATGATTAAAGATGATTCCGTTATCGTATTAATCGGAAAACGTAATACCGGAAAATCATTTTTAACCAAAGATTTACTTTATTATAAACAAGATCTACCTTCTGGAACAGTTATCAGTCCTACTGAAAATGCCAATCGGTTTTACGGAGATATTGTTCCACCTATTTTTATTCACGATGAATATCAACCCCGTATTACTAATGAATTCATCAAACGTCAGAAAAATTTGAAGAAAAGAATGGGACAAGGTGAAGATGATATTGATAACCGTGCCTTCTTAATTATGGACGATTGTTTATATGATAACGACTGGAAGAAAGACAAAATTATTAGAGAAATATTTATGAATGGACGTCATTGGGGAATCATGTTTATTCTCTTAATGCAATATGCAATAGGAATACCGCCAAACTTACGGTCAAATATTGATTATGTTTTTCTTTTACGGGAAAATAATTATCAGAACCGAAAAAAACTTTATGAAAATTATGCGGGTATGTTCCATAACTTTGAGATGTTTTGTCAAACTATGGACGCGTGCACGGAAAATTACGAATGCTTAGTTATTCATAATGGTGCAAAATCTAATAAATTGGAAGACCAAGTTTTCTGGTACCGTGCTGAAAATCATGAAGATTTTACCATTTGTTGTAAGGAGGCATGGGATTTTAGTAATGCGAATTACCAAGAAGATAACGATGATGATGAAGGAGATATTAGTGAATTGTTTAAGAAAAAAAATAAAGTAAACTTGAAAATAAAGAAGATTTAATTGCTTTTGTTTTTTAAAGTAAATGATGAGTGTATTATTTTTACTCTCACGAACGGTAAAGTAAACTTTAATTGCTTTATTTTTCATTTTAATTTTGCTCCTCAGGATAGAGGAACAAAATTTATAAAAGATCATTTTTTGCTTTTGTTGCAACAAAAGTAAAATTAATAAACGTTTTATTTTTAATTAATAAAAGCAAAAACAAAAATACTTAAAAAGATAAAGTTATTATATAGAAAAAAAATGAGTGAAATTAATATTGTAGAGTTGATTGAAAAAAATCCAATAACAAAATTATCCAATAATTATAATAATAAATTATTGAATAAAATTAAAGAAAAATTTATTGAAGATGAACAGCAATTATTTGTAAGTAGTTTTTATTGTTATTTAAAATATGATAAAAATAAAGATTTTGTGATTGATTTAGATGATATTTGGAAATGGTTAGGCTTTAAACAAAAATATAATGCTTTACGTGTATTAGAAAAAAATTTTATTCTTAATAAAAATTATATTAACTTTGCTCCTCAAGTAGGAGGAGCAAAAAATGAATCAAATAATTCTGACAAAAAAATTAAAAAAGATGAAAATAGAGGAGGTCATAACAAACAAACCTATATGCTAACCATCAATTGTTTTAAGAAATTTTGTTTAAAAGCTGATACAAAAAAAGCAGAAGAAATTCATGAATATTATATAAAATTAGAGGAAACCTTACACGAAATTATTGAAGAAGAAAGTAATGAGTTACGACAGCAAATAGAACAACAACAAAAAGAAAATGAAATACAAAAACAAGAATTAGAAGATACCAAAACAAATGCTCAAAAAGAACAATTATTAGCAGCTGAAAAAGCAACAATTATTCAATTTCCAGTAAATACTGAATGCATTTATTTTGGAATTATTGATAATTCAAATATTAATAACGAAAAATTAATTAAATTTGGACATACTAATAATTTAGGAGTAAGAGTACGAGAACATAAGAAGAAATATAATGAGTTTATTTTAATAAGTGCATTTAAAGTACCTAATAAAGTAGAAATTGAAAATTTAATTAAAAAAGATACTCGAATAAAGAAACAAATTCGTGCGATTGAAGTAGATGGTAAGATGAAAAATGAAATTATTTCTTACGATGCAAATTTTACAATAGATAAATTAGTATTTATCATTAAAGATATTATACGTTCAAAAACTTATAATATTGAAAATTTTAATAAGCTGATGGAAAATAATGAATTATTAGAAAATGAAAATGGAAATTTAAAAGAACAATTAGAAACCTTAAAAGAAGAATTAATTCAAAATAAATTATTAATTAATGAATTAAAAGAAAAAATAGAAACACAAACTATTAAAATTGAATCTATTAATCAACAAGAAGAATCTGTTTATAAAAATGCTCTTATACCAGAAGATGATTTACATAATAATTTTAATAAATTTATCAATGAAATATGTATAGTTCGACCAGATGTAGAAGAACTATCCGTTAATTTAGAAGGAAGATATCGCCTATGGAATCAAGTAAAACCATCCAAAGAAGTATTTCATGCACTTAAAAATTATCTTGATTTTAGGTTTAAACCAAAAAAAATTAAAACACAACATGGATACTTAGGCATAAAATTAAAAGAGGTATCCTATAAAAAAAGACTACTCAACTCAGATATTGAAACATTCATTTTTGAAAAATGTAAATTCTTTGATAGTGGTAAAGTTTTAAATTCCATTTTATTGAAAGAATATCAAAAATGGAAAGAATTAGTACATAAAAAAGTTTCCGAAAATGATATCAAAGAAATGAAAGATTATTTAAATCAATGTCCATATGCACTAAAAGCAACAGTATGGACAGAGCATGGAAATAATGAAGGATACTATGGTTTATGTATGAATCAAGATTTTTATGCTGCAAAAGTTAATGAAAAAAATACACGTGGTAAAGTAGTTTATAAAAAAAACGCTCAAACACATGATCTTTTAAGCACTTATGAATCTATATTTAGCGCATCTGTCGAAGAAAATATTAGTCGCGCAAAAATGAGTCGTTGTGTCAAAAATAAAACAATTATCAAAGACTACTATTATTGTGAAGCTAATTAACGATGCTCAATCATAGTTCTCACTTTTAAAAATACAATATTCATTTCATTTACATTTTTCATTTTCAAATAATTTTTTTAAATAATAAAAAATTATTTTATTCAAAATAAGAAACAAAAAATATGTATATCAATATTATATGCCTTCCTTTTCAAAAAAGGATTTAGAAAAATATACTTGGGGAATTGGATTAGAACATGAAATGCATGTGTTTCATATACCCAAAGAAAATCAGAAAGAAAATATCGAAGATATTATTGTTTTTGATTCCGAATCTTGCGTCGAAAGATTATTAGAAAATAATGGAAAGGGAAAATTCATTTTAAGCGATAGTGATTATGAATTTTTACGAAATATTCCTTTTGAATTAAGTGGTCGGGTATGTAATAAACAAGTTGTTCTGGAACGCATTCCCATTAAAATGCCCGAATTAATTACGTGGCAACCTTTTTGTAGTTTGAAAAAAGATCGTAATATGGTGAATATGGTCAAAGGTCTTGATTACGCACGGGAACGATTTATGAAATTGTTGATGAAAGATCAATTGGCGAAAAAATTAACACAAAAATATGGGAAATTAGGACAACATCCTTTTGGAATGTCGCGAAATATTAAATATAGCCAAACAATTAAAAATAATCAATATGTATTTTCCAAAGACAAGCGCACATCAAAAGACAAGGTACATACTGATTATAATGGAAGTTATCATGTCACTTTGACTTTACCTTTCACGGAAAAAACGAGTGAATTACAATTTTTAAAAATGCACCAAAATTTTGCGAATCAACTTCAATGGTTGGAACCATTAATTTTAGCTGGATTCTTCACAGGAGATGAATATGGACCCGGAAGTATTAAAGAACGCGCTAATGGTAGTTATCGAGTGATGATTGTCGGATGGGGAAATATTGGTGGAAGTGATATTCGTTTATTTAATAAAGGTCTGGGTCGTTAT